CAACAAGCTAACAAAGGCCCTGGTTTTTTTAAAACAATGGCGAATTCTCTTAAATCAGGAGCTAGTAAATTTGGTATGCTCATGACGAGAGCCGGACCTATAGCCTTACCATTAGCAGCTATAGGTGGTTTACTATACGTATTAAATAATAAAGAATCATCTGAAAAACTGGCAATGTCTAATAGAGCTACAGAATCTTCAGGTAAGATTACTGGAGAAGCTAAAGAGTTTTTCAAAGGAACAACTGCATATATGGATGACGCTCTTGGCGCTAAAACTCTTACAGAGTTTACGCCAAATCAATATGCAAGAGGTGCTGGTATTATAAAAAATACTTCGAGATTATCAGATTACTTTAAAAATCTACCACCAGTCGCATCTACAATGGATCCAACTGGTAACGGCGGAAATGTTATTTCCACAAACACAGTAAATTCAGGTAATGTATACAACAGCGCCGGCTTTGCTATTAACTCAGCCGGCGCCAATGATCCTAGAAATATGTTTGGTAAATCCAGCGCTAATGCAACTGGTTTATTCTAAGCATCTTCCTTTGCTAACTTAGCAAAATAAGACATTGTATCTTCATCCTCAGAACTGATTTCTTCAACAGTAACGGGCTCCATTGCAGCTACTGGATCATTCATCTTGATTTCTTCTTTTACTGAATATGAACCTGCATTTATTTGCTCACCAAGAACTCTCATCAATTTAGTTTTAAGTTCATCATATGTCTTGTAGTTCTTTGGATTAGTGAACTCAGTAATATCGTGCATTTGATTATACACTTCTTCAAGTTTAGCTTCATCACTTTCAAGAAAAGCTGATGGAGAAGCAAACTCTGACTTATCATAGTTTCTATAACCTTCTACATTTCTTATCTTAAGTTTGAAGTTTGCACCTTCCCAAAAATCAAATGCATCCATTGGAGTTTCATCTGCAAACTCCGGATTCATCTTATCCATAATCTTATCGAAGATTTTCTTTCCAAATTTATATAGAAATACTTTACCTTCGTTTTGAGGTGCTGATGGATCTTGAACTACATATATGTTAGTAGCATAATGTAATCTTCTTTTTTGAGATCTTGCTTTTTCTTTATCAGCATCAATGCCTGAATTCCAAAGCTTTGAATTTAATTCACCGACTGGATCAGTTTGACCTATTGATGTAAGTGAATTTTCAATATACCATAAACCAGTAGGGCCTTTAAAACCGTGATCCCAATATCTTACAAATGGTATTGCACCATCTTTACCGGGAAGGAATCTGATAACGGCATAACCATTACCTGCTTTATCAACTGTAGGTTTCCACACTCTTTCATCTACGTAGGACTTTTGTTCTCCTCCGCCGACAGATTGTGCTGCTTCTATAATTTTATTGATGTTGGAACCGCGATTGCGTTTTAATGTTTCAAATGACATAGTATTGTCTCCTTATTTGCTGAAATATTAACTGTATTATTGCATTGTGTAGTATTATATATACACTACTCAAATAGTGATAAGTCAATGGAATTCTTTTTTGGTAAAAAGTTTAAATCCATTGCCTCTGCTTCAAGCTTATCTTTAATAATAGGTGATATAAACTTTCTGATATCTTCTATTTCGATATCATTAGTTTCACACACTTTTATTATAGCGTCCATATAAGGTATCTTAAGTTCAGCTACTGTACTTTCGATAAGCTTTGTAAATTTAGACTTTGTTAAAAATTGTTCTTCTATTTTCATTTGTCTAAAACCCTTAATAAGATTGTATCTTTGTTGATTCTACCATTAGGTACTTTTGTTTTTGTAGTTATATGAAGCCTCCAAAGATCATCAATTTGTTTTGTAGTCCTCGTTAAGAATGATGGTAAGAAATCTAGAGGCTTACGTAAACATACGGTTCTACTTAAACCTTTTGTAAAATTCTTAATAGTTGAACCTGAAATTTCAAATCCATTAGTACTATCAGTAACATATTCAGTAACCATCTTACTTTTAGTATTGAACGTATACAATCTAGTTTTAGTTGGTATTTGAATAGGATTAATTGATACAATCTTAAAATCATTATCTTCTTTTTTATATTGCATTTTAGCAACCTGTTTATCAACAGCTTTAATGCCTTTAACTTTGACATTACGTGATGCTTTAGTTGCTGATCTTATTCTTTCAAGATCTTCAAGCATTGCTTTACATGCTTTAATTCGGTAATTGAGAGTTGACCTTTTTAGGTGGGAGTAACCTTCAACTGCTTGGTCACATCGTTTATGATAAGCATCCTCATAATCAAGGAGCCAACCCTCAATCCAAGGCTTAACGTAACTTATTGCAGTATTTGTTAAGCCATGAAACTTGAATCTATCGTATATGTTAATAGTAGTATCGTCACCATCGATCCACTGATCTTCTAGTTCAAGTAATTCTTGCATAATAGTATTATTAATTTTTCTTTTTAATTTTTCTTGTGGTGATAGAGTAATTACATTACTTTTTTCTTTTAGTTCTTTTTTCTTATCATTGAGTATAACTTTACCTTCTTCAATGAGAGGTATCGTTTTGTCAAATAAATGATTTAAAAATTCTGCGGCAGTTTCTGATTCATAAGTTTTATTCAACTCATTGTTATACCAAAATGCAGTAGCAGCATGATGAGTATATGTAAACTTCCATTCTGGATTAGCTAGTATATACTTTGAAGGTTGTGGAAAGTTTTTCTTAACCCACGTTTTAACTTGATTAATACAATCTTTCTTATCTACATTAATATGAAAATAATCTTTAACTGCGTTGAAACCTTTATCAATAGGTACACCAGCTAAACCAGTACGAGCTCTTGCTCTCATTGTTTTCTTTTTAGATTTTTTACCTTTTAGTGCTTGTAGTCCCATATTAAACTCCCATTTATATGTTGTTGTTTTCGATGTAATTAAGTGTTGCGCTTCTTACCATAGTTGGATATTCACCAAGATAAGTGCCGGCATGTAACATTTCTTTAGTTACTAAGTGTTTATGCATGTGTTCTATATTATCATAGTTAGCAAGTATGTCTTTACCTAACTGATCAAACTCATGATCTGTTATTAAGTTAGTGTTAAGTTGATAATACGCATAAGAACACATTAGATATTTAGCTATTGGATTCTTCATTACTGAAGATCCAATACTGATTGTGCTACAGAATCAGTGTAAAACTTATCCTGATGAGCAATGTTGATTTTAGTAGATATAGCAACTGCCAATCCACTATTTCGATCTAGAAGCTTTTGAGCAAACTCATCTTGCTCTTCAGCTGACATGTATTCTAATTGATCGATGATTTTATTATAATTGAACATAATTTAAACTCCCATTTAATTATTTAATAGATATATTATACACCAGTTTTACAGAAATGTAAAGGAAAAAATGCATAAAATGCAAATTAATTTCTCCTCATTGTTGAGTACTCTTTAGGATCTGCATTTTTAGTTACAGGTACCATGTTAGATTTATGCATGGTGGCAATGCCTGTAATGAACGTACCTGTGTATGCATTTGTTTTAGACTTACCAACAACTTTACCGGTGTAGTTGCTTGTTGGTAGAGAACGTGAATGCTCTTTATAATTAGGAGCACTGATTCCAGAATCTTTATTTTTATTCTTAAGCTGAGATGGATGTACACCACGTGCCATTAGCCACTTATCGTGTTCAGCTTGAGCTTTTTGCCAACCTGCTTTACGAAAAGGCTTTTTCTTTTTAGTACTATTATTGTTGTAGTAAATTGGTAATAGATGCATTGTCATTTTTCACAGCTCCAAATAATTTATTTAAATCGACATAACCATAGTTGATGGCAAACAGTATTGCAACTATTATCATAATAACAACTGCATTACGGAAGAACCAACCAACTATGGAAAAGAATACTCCTACAATCAATGCTCCAGCTACCGCGAAGAAGAGGAGTTGAAAATATAGTGGTAGCATTGATTGTATCTCAGAAGGACTAGGCATATAGCTCTAGCTCCTTTTGTGCTTCCTCAGGTGTGGCAAAGTAACCACTATACCTGTTGTAGGGCTGGATAAATCCTTCGGAATTATCTATCTTACCCACATACCAACCGGCAGCTGAGGCCATAACGATGGCTTCTGATACGCCATCATTATCGAATTGAATGTCTTTGATTTCTTTAGTAAATTGCATTTTAGTTTCTCCGCTTTTTTGATTATTTAATAGATATATTATACCATAGTTTTTATGGTTTGTAAAGGAAAAAATGCATTTAAGTTAAAAAAAGTTATTAACATGTTAATTACGTCTTGTATCTTTGAATATCGTTAGGACCAGAGATGCTAGGCATCTCCGGGCTTTTATTCCAATTAAAGATATTTTGATTTTTAGCTTCTTCAAGCTCTTCAGTTAATTCTTTAATGCGCTTATACAAGGCATATTTTTCTTTAACTTCTTCAGCTATCTGCTTTTCTAATAATTCAATTTTAGTGAATAGTTTCATCGTCATCTTCTAAATCCAATTTAAATACGAATTCCATTCCATTATCATTATGAGCTTGATGAACCATTTCTCCAAGCGTATAATTTTCATCTTCAACAGTAAAGACGATTTCATTTTCTTCGTCAAACTTTTTTAGTTTTTCTTTTTTAAAATTTATTACATTTGATTTTTTCTTAGTCATTTATTTCTCCTATTTAAAGCTCCAGCCGATATTGGCTTTAGCCCAATCATTTCCCATGTCTTCAATGATAGCTAACACAGCATTGTCTCTTGGTAATGTGTCCATTTCTGAAAGTTTATTTTCAGCTCTGTTAAATTTACCACCAAGTATGTGTGTAAGAACTGCGGCTGTATCAGCTGCGTCTTGAGTGTACATGGATGCCATGTCTTCTTTAATGGCCCACTTGGACTTTGACTGTTTTGTGTAATCTTTAACTAGGTTTTTTAAATTTTTAAATGACATTATAAACTCCTCTTTTATCATTTTATAGTACTATTATACTACAGTTTTACGTAAATGTAAAGGAAAAAATGCATTTTATTTAAAATAAATTATTAACTTGTTAAATGTTTTGCATGTATTTTACAACCTATAAAGTTATTGTAATAATCTTTACGTAATAGAACATCATTATCAAACTGCATCTTTGCTTCATGATAAGACATTTCACCTTTTGTTTTACAGAGTTTTATTATTTCTCTTTTAAACTTTTCGGTTCCGCGTTCTTCCACAAGTTTGCATACTTCATTTGATGAACCGTAGTATTGTTTCCAATCAGATTCAATACGCGTTCGTACTCTTCTCTTACGTGTTTTAGTGATGGGGAGGGTCTTGGGTTTCCAGAAGTTCTTCTTTCCAATATATTTTTTGTTAGTGTCAAGTTCGGTAATTTGGTAAACAAATCCTTGGTATTCCTCTGGTGCTATATTATATTCTTCATTATTAAAAATCCACATTATTGTTCAACTTCTTTAGCTTCAGCTCTTCTTCCGCAAATAGAACAGAATATAGGTTTTTCTTCTGAAGCAACATAAGAAACATTGTCACATTCTTCACACTCGATCTCGTAATCCTTCAATGATCTCTCTCTTTCTTTTGTCGGATGCTTTGAACCACTCAGCTATTTCATGAGTAGTTCTTCCACATCCTATGCATGTGTCATTTTCGACTTTACATATTTTCACACAAGGTGAGATAATGTTAGAAATCGATTTCACAGGCGCCACCTGCACAGGCGGCTGCAGCGAGTGTATCAACATCAGTATACTTCTTTTCTGTTATATCTTCTTTCCAATCAATCTGTTTTAAGTTTGATTGTATTTTTTTCCATTTGTGTAATAGGTATGCATCTTTCAAACAACCTTCAGAAACTTTCTTGTCTCCATCACAATAGTTATTTGCAAAGTTTTCAAACCTACGTACCCAATCTTTTCTTGCAGAATTTTCTGAAGATTCTACTGATAGATCTAAACCAAAACCATTTGCGGTTGAACAAGCATCCCATAAATTTGGAAATACTTTAAGAGCATCAACCACTAAACCAGATGCAAATATTGATGCATCGCCATATTTCTTAACCATAGTTTTAGAATCGATAACACCAGTGTTTGGTGCTTGATTATAATCTTTATCGCCAGTCATTGCTAAGAATGAAATTCCTGCAAATGCATCACGGTTTTCATAAACATATTTTTCTACGTTATCCCAATCATCTACAATGATTGTATTAGATACGTTATGTCTTATACCTTTGTCTGCACAAAGTTCTTCATTAGTTCCAGTTTCAACCCAATGCTTTTGAGCTTTCTTAACAAGTTCAAGATGTTTAATACCTAATAAATCATCTTTATACATAGAACCTTTTTTAGGTAGTATTGGAAATGAAACAACGACATCAGTTCCTGTTGATGACCAAACAGATTCCTCAACCATGTAAGGATTAGTTTTCATAATAGCTTGAGTTATTTCTGATTCTTTATTCATTTGAACATTTCTTATATACATATTAGAATGTTCTGCGTGAATACCTGAAGCGGTCTGTAGTAATACAGATGCGTTACCACTTGGCTTTACACAAGTAGTTCTTGCTGCTGGATTAATACCTATTATTTGCGCAACTTCTCTGTTAACTTCTTTAACAATCTTTGCACCTTTTTCTAATATCTTTTCATCGAAAAGAATATCAGGATTATTCATCCATCCCGTAATCGAGACTCCAAGCAATGCTTCTCTATCAAATATCAATTTAGAAGTATCGGTTAAAAACTTAAAGTCTGTGTACCCTGCTTGTAGGGTACCGAGGATAGACGCAGCTCGGCATGCCTTATAGAAGTCTTCCTCGGTATTGCATTTCCCTCCGTTGATTTCAGTAAGGTTACATCCTTGCCAACCTGACTTTTTATTAATCTGCGGATACATACCAATCTCTACACATGGATTTGTAGTATGTTCTGTAGACTCAACGAAAACGAATCCTGGTTCACCGAATTGCTTGACTGATTCCATAATCTTGCCAAACTCTTCTGGTGTGGTCTTATCTCTCACAATAACTGCAGAGTTATTAGACCTTCCTCTTTGAGGATTATCCATGAACCAATTGCCAGTTTTTGCATTCATCATTTCTTCATCATCAGGCGAAAAAAGACAAATGGTTGCTGACCTACGTACACCTCCAGACAATACCGCATCAGCTGCATGCATTGTTATATCGTATGCGTTTATAGGTTTAATTGCTATTGGTTCTTTGGAATCTAATACAATACCTTGAAGTAAGTGTTCTATTTTATCTAGTGATTTACGTAAACCTTCTGGCCCTGGTGCTTTAAAGCCACCAGATATTTTTGCGCCTTTAGGCCTTATTTGCGATAAATCAAAGAATACTCTTCTTCCTTCGTAGTCTGGATATTTACCTCCACCAACGAAAAAAGATGACATAAGAATGTCTAAAGCTGAAGCCCAACCTTCAATTGAATCTTCAACTATATAACCTTTCGCTTGTTTAGTTCTGTTTTGTATTTTAGGTAGTTTTTTGATATGATGTTTCTGTACAGAAAATCCTGCACCTGCACCACATAACAATATGTAGAACACTTCACCAAAAAACTCCGGTCTGTTAATATACGAAGATGTACAATTATACATCCTCATTTGATGTTTCATTAATTGATCACCGCCAAATTGTAAAGCTCTTTGAGCACCAAGAACTCGCTGCTCTTTATAAGCACTTCGAGCTTCTTCTACAAACGGCTGTAGTCTATTATTATTAGTAATATAATGTTGTTCGTGCATATCAATTACACGATCCACAGCCTCATCCCAAGTTTCGTATCTGCGGTCACTCTCTATAAAACGTGAATAACCTTCGTAAAACTTAGTTTGAGACAAAAAATTCCTTGTGTCAACAGATTGTTGCATTTTCTTACCTCTTATCTTTTTTGATTGTTGTATCTATTATATATTAAAAAACAACTTTTGTAAAGGACTTATTCACCATCTTTTGAAAAATATTTTTCAATCATTTCAATTCTATCATATGCTGCTGCCATCTTATCGAGTTCTGCCATGACAGCTTCAGTAATATCACTGTGTTCTCCAATACCTGCTGGCATTGTTTGATATACACTAATGTTAGCTTTATGAACTTCAAGTTCTCCTTCAGCTTGTTTCTTAGCTGCTAGTATTATTTGATCGCCTACTTTCATAATCATCTCCTATATAATTTTTGCGTTCACTTTTCTGTGTTTGTTCCAAGCAACGAATCCACCTATTCTTAATGCCCAATAAGCTAATTTATTTAATAGATGAAATCCATTTTGTTCGATATTTATATCACGAAATATTAGATCTGCTTTTTTCTGAGTAATATTTCCTATAGTTTTCTTTTTATTTATTTTCAATAATGTTTCATACTTGTATGCAAAGTCATGTACTAGTCCACCCATTAACAATACACCTGTAGGTGATAGCCATGTATGTAAGAATTTTGGAATAGATGCACCGTCAAAAGTAAATCCTGCAGGAATGACATACCAGTCTCCTTCAATTCTATAAGTCCAGTCTTCTGCAACTTTCCAATTACGTGTACCTATTAGCCACATCCATATTGCTCCCCAAAAACCTTTACCTGCTGTGGGTATTGCAATAGGTTGTAGCTTTGGCATTTCTTTATATTCAAATCCAATGATAACATCATCACAATCAACGCCAAACATATTAATTATAAGACCTATAATAATTAATATTCCAACTACTGTAAATTGCCACCAAGTAACAAGTTGATCTATTACGAATTCCATTACTTTTTCTCCTCTTTAGGTTTTACTGCTTCTTCATAGTAAAAAATAATTTGGTTCTGTTGTTCTATATATCTTTTTATTTGCTCGAAATTAATTGCTAAATTTTTAAATGATTGTGGATCTAAACCGTATATTACAAATTCACCCATACCAGCTTTGACTTTCTTTATAACTTCTGGTAAGTTCTTTTCAGTTATCACTATAACCTTAACATCCAACATCTGTATAGGCTTAACTTTCTGTGCTACAGCAATAGTAGGAGTTATAACCTTTTCAACAGTTACTATTTCTTTTTCTGGTTTCCAACTACAACTACTTAGTAGCAGCGTTGATGCCACCAAACATTTTGTTAACCTGTTCATTAATTCTCTCTTCTTGACCTATGGGATCTGCTAAGCTATTTTTAATTATATCAGTTTTAGCAAGTAGGTTTGAAATCTTCTTGTTATTTTCTTCGGCGATAGTTAACTTGTTATTTAAGTCTTTAGTTAACTTAATTTGCTTTTGCATATTTTCTTGTAGTGATTTTATTGTAGAATCTTTTGACTTAACTGCAACTTCAAGTTTTGCATTATTATCTCGAAGTGTAGCCATACGTTGCATAGTGTCATTGTAAATAAAGTAAGCACCATAGCCAATACCTGCTAGTATAGCAAGCACAAATATAAAGATGTATAGCCTAGCCATGATCTTCTATATATTTTCTAAATCGTTTTAGCATAACTGGAAATTTATCTTTGCGTCTTCTTCTATCATGCACGTAGTTTGGACCCATAGCTGTTGCAGCCGGGTTGGGTATAGACGCTGTGCTTGTAGACGGAACATCTTCACTTGCAGCTTGAGCAGATGCCATGTTTTCAGGAGATGGTGCACCCTTCTCACCTTTCTTTCTCATCTTTTTTCCAGATGCTCGACGCATACGAATGTTGTGCCATAGACCTAAATTCTTTTCTTCTATATTTTCTTTTTGCATAGCTTCTATCTTCTCCATTTCGTCTGTAGCTTCATGCATATCTGTGTTCGCACTTTTGCCAGATTGTTTAACTACTCTTAAAGGATTACCAATTAACCGTTCATATTTCTTATGTGCAGCTTTTGCCTTTTCTTCAGAACTGTAATAAGCAAACACGTATCGAGATTTTGGAGCACTCGGTTGTACTAACATATGTGTATATGGTTTTACTTTAGTACCTTTTTGCCTACCAGCTATTCTCATCTAATTAACTCACTTGCAGTTACATATACTTGTTTGTTAGTGTTTACATGTAATGCTTCATATATATCTACACCAAACACATCACCTATAGGATAACATTCATCTTGTATTCTTACTTGATCTTTTGGCCAAACAAGTTCTGCACAAGATTCGTTTATAAGTTTAGCATTCTTAATTCTATAGATGCCGGGTGATAACTGTTTTTCATCTAATAAAAACCATTCATTCTTCTCATTTAAAAAATCTAATACTTCAATATTACATTTCTTACAAATATCTTCTATTCCTTTTTGTCCGACTTTTTCTTTAATGAGGAAAAGCGCTGACGCAAAAGATCCGAGTTTACTTCCACCTCCTGGAAGTTTTGCAACGAGCCTTTTAAGGTTAGCGGCAAGGCGAATAAAAGGAGTATAAGCAGACTTTTTTTCATCGTCGTTCAATTTTACATCTTTCTGTCTTTTGCCATTTTCATCAATGATACCTAATTTATAAGCATCCCAATCTTTCCAATCCATAGCCATCATGCGTATAAATCTAAAAGTGTATGTTATGTCTGCTGCTCTTTTAAGTATTCCCATTAAATTTTCCTCAAAGCATCAACCACATTAGGGTCCATCATAATTCCTGTATATTGATCATTTTTAATATAATTTAAAAATATTAAAAATGGTTTTACTACTGGCCAGTGCTTTTCTTCTAATTTTAAATCTAATATATTTAAAGCAGCTTCAATACCAAACATATTAAAAATCACTATTAAATGATTTAATACAAGTCGTTCAGATAGTTCGTCTGATTCTATATAACGATTCAACAATCTCTTAACATATTTGAATCTTTTCAAATCTTCATTGAAATCATCTATATCAGAAAACCTAGGGTTACTATAATGCTTAGCGGCATACAGTAACAAATTCTTTTCAGTTAGTTCTTTAAATATTAGCATAAAATTATATATTCAAATTTAAAGTACTTCTTTAAGCTCCTGAATTAAATCTGCCTTATTTTTTCTTCTATCAAGTTCAACACCGTGTTCGCGTCCTACTGCTTCAAGTTCTATCTTTGTCATAGATCCTAACTCACTTGGAAGTGTATCATCTACAATAAGTTCTGCTTTGGCTTCTTCCATTGTTGTAGGAGATTCCTTTAGCATAGCGACTGTAGGTTTAACACCGTAAAATTCATCTATTTGATCACTTGTTATTTTCCTTGAAACTAATAGTTCATTTGTTCTAGGATGTCTCCAACCAGATGGAGTAGGTACTGCATCTTTCTGAAAGTTAGGTGGTAATATGGCCATAATTAGTTTTTCCTTTTACTTATAAATTTCAGGATGCATAGTTTTATGATCCCCATCATAGTGTTTCTTTAAATATTTTTGTAAGTTAGCTTTTGTACCAGTTGCATCTACTGCGTATGGACCAGCTTTTGGATTTTTCTTAATAGTTATACCGTGCTTCTTTTCATGGCTACCGGTTTTACCTGTAGTATGATCGATATCAACAGTATGTATTTTATTCATGTCTTCTACCGTCGCAACTGCATCTAATAAAGTATTAGATATTTTACTACCGAACATTCCGTATTCTTCAGCTGTTACTATCTTTGCAGATGGGTCATTTACTGGGGTTGCACTAGGTTTAATACTAAGATCACCTTTGTTCTGATCACCTTTTCTCATCTTCTTTCCGGGTGCACTTTTCTTAATAGCATCTGCAGTATCTTTTGCAGCTTTCATACCATCGGCTTCAACAGTCTTTGGTGTTTTCATCATATCCATTGCGCCTTTAGAAGACTTTTGTTTTTCATCATACTCTTCAGGTTTAGTTGCGCCTTTATAATGAGCTGCTCTATCACCTTCGTATAATGATAATAATTTTTCTCTAAAGGTCATTGTACTTTCTTTCTGATCTGCAATCTTAGTTGCTAAGTCTTTTTTCATAGTAACCGGATGAGTTTTTCCGCCAAAGCTGAAATTCTTTTTTCCATCTTTTGCAGCTGCCGCTGCCGCACCATGAAAAGCTGTTCTTTCGTTTGCAGGAATATCTTCAGGTATATGATACTTGACACTTTCAGATTTTACTGATTCTTTTTTTGCTCTTGAATCATAATGATCTTTATGCTTATCATGAGTTCTATCATACTGAGGTAATTTATCATAGTCATGACCATCTTTTTTAGCAAGTTCTTTTGCTTTTTGTAAATGATAATAACCGTGATCACCTGCAGTTTTACCTATAGATTCTTTTTTTTCTTTTTTCTTAACTCTTTCACCTGTTGCATAATGATAATCATCAGCTTCTTTTAGGACCTCGTTATTGGCCCTATGTTTTCTGAATGGATTTGTGTTAAACATTGTTGTCTCCTTTTACATCCACATGTGGGCCACATAGGCTCCTACTGCAGCAACCATTGCCGCGTATACCACTTTATTTATAATACCGACAGTTCTTGCGTTATCGTCAACCGCCTTTTGAATATCGTCTAATTTTATTGATAACTTATTGAGTCTATCTCTCATGTTATCATGGTCATCTTGCAATGCTATAATCTTCTCCTCTGCTCTGGCTAAAGAAATCATAGCGTCCGCTAATTTATCTATCTTACTTTCGATTCTATCGAGTCTAGCGGCATTTGTTTGAGAAGTTTCTGACACTATAGACACTGCTTCGGATTTAGCCATTTCTAACTCCATCCTTAATTGTTTTATGAGATCCTTGTCCATAAATATATTTATTAGTTAACATGTTATTTACACTAATATAAACTTGTCTTTTATTTACTGTCAGGTTTTTGACACTCATTTTCCTTGACCTCTATATTTTTTTAAACTTCTTCTTTTATGTTTATTCATAGTTGAAGTTATAGGTTTACGACCGATTGTAGTTCCATGCTTATTAGGTTCATGTGTTGAAACTGGTTTAAACATCTTTGCCATATTATTCAGACTTCCATATTGTCCACACACCATAAGCAATTGCAATACCTGCTGCAATTTTAGCTAACGGTGATAAAAATAAAATCATAAGACCAAGAGCAATACATACTGCTCCATCCATACTTGTTCTTTCTTTAATTCTTTTGTTTATCCAACCTTTGACCATTACCATTTCTCCTTGTCTGCCCAGTACGCAGCTGACATCTTTCCTTTAGCGATGTTCTTGCCATGACGAGCTTTAAATGATTTACGTCTTGCTTTTTGTTTATCAGACTCTCCTTTTTTAGGAGCTCCTGCAGTGGTTACACCTTGTTGACCAAATCTTATAGTTTTTACTTTGTCTCCGTCTTTTGCTACAACAATGTGACTACTGGTAGGATGGCTTGGTGTTCGTTTGGCTTTATTAAATCCGGCAACACCAGCTCTTTTAATTCTAGGATCTTTTTCTTCGATAAACTTTTTAAAACTTAAAGTCATTTCTTTTTCCTTTTTTTATTATCAGGGTGTCCTTTACCGCCGTCTTTACGAGTAGCCCATACAGCACGTTGTTGAGCCATAGACACATAACCTTCTTCTTTTTCGCCAGGAGTTACTTTCTTCATAAGCTTTACAGATTCTGGTGTACCATAATCATATTTGTATTCTTTAACTTCTCTACCTTGTGCTTTATCTCTATATGCTTTCTTAACTTTAGATACTTCTATTCTATCAACATCTTTTATTAATGAAGGCTGTTTAACAATCTTACGTAACTGTTGTTTAAGTTCGCCAGGAGTTTTAGCTTTCATGTACATTGTTGGAAGACCATCAATCTCTACTTTAAAGTTTGTATCTTCTTTCTTTAAAGCTCTTTTAGCAAGTGCTATTTTAGTGTCATCAGCTTTTTTTGTTACTGTAAGGACATCAGCTTTCTTTTGCATGTCTTTCGCATCTTTACCCATGGTTCTAAACATTAAAGGTTTCTTCTTAGTGCTAGGACCTACTAATGCTCTTTGAACTCCAGCTTTAAACTTTTTCCTCATAGATAATTCTTTGACACTACGATTCATTTGACCAAAGAGTTTTAAAGTATTACCCATAAGCTTAGCTTCTTGTGGTCCACGCTTAGCATCAAGATACGCGGCAATCGCCATGTCTCTTCGTTTCTTTTCGCTTTTACCTTTAAACTGCGGTGCTTTAGATTTCTTAAAATCTTTGATGTAAGAACCGATTCCGTCTTTTGGATCTAGTGGCATCAGTACCTCTACTTTGCATTCATTGCTTTTGTCATCTGAGTGATGACTCGTTTCATATCGCTCTTTGGAATTTGAATATGTTTACCCTTGCCTCTTCCATAATTGATTTGAAAGCTTGGTCCTTTTTTACCAGCGAACCTATCAATCTGAAAACCAGTAATGTCGTCAGTGTACATATTTGTAGCTTCTTCTAACTCAGCTGCTTCATCAATTAAGTTTTGCTTAACTTCTTCTATCGCTCTTCTTAAGCTCATCTTTTCATACTCCCTATTTTTTTCTTAGTACCAAAATCTTTAGTATCAGCTTTGGATATCATACCTTTGATACCTGCTCCAGGATCTGCTTTTCCGTGATAGCCATCAGCATAACCGGGTGGAAGTTTTTTTACTTTACCACCTTTCATTTTAAATGCTGCAATAGCTGCGTCATGTGCTTTCTTTTCTGAATCAGACATTGCTTCTTTTTTCATAAGCCTGTTTGTAGCTCTATCGATACCACGTACTCTCATTGAAGCTTTTCTTTCAGGACCTTTATTGTAATCTTGATCTTTATGCTTACCACCTAATTTGCCTATAGCATCTTGTGTAGAATCATCTCTACCTTTTTGAAATACATCTCTTGAGGCTTTGCCAATATAATTCTTTGCAAGATTCTTTGATATTTCATTTA